TCTACTCGCCGTTCGGTGGATCCACCTGGGCGCACCATGTCGAGAAGTTCCTCGAGGTGAAGAACGTCCCGTCGCGCTTCCAGACCTTCGTCAATACCGTGCTCTGCCAGACGTGGGAGGAGCCGGGCGAGCGCATCGAGTCGCACACCCTCCTCGAGCGCCTCGAGGACTACGGGGCGCCCGTGCCGATGGGGGCCGCGCTGCTCACCGCCGGCGTGGACGTGCAGGGCGACCGCCTCGAGTATCGCGTCTGGGCCTGGGGCGCCGGCGAGGAGAGCTGGCTCGTGCGCGTGGAGATCATCCCCGGCGATCCCGGCACGCCCCACCCCTGGCGCGAGCTCGACATGCTCCTGGCGCAGTCCCTCCGGCACGCCTCGGGCGCCGACCTCCCGGTGAGCTGCGCGTTCATCGACTCGGGCGGCCATCACGCGCCCCAGGTCTACGCCTACGCCCGCGAGCGCGCCGCGCGCCGGGTCTACGCCTGCAAGGGCGTCGCCGCCGGCCATATCTGCGGCAAGCCGACGCCCCAGGGGCAACCGAAGGTCATGCTCTTCCCCGTGGGCACCTATGCCGCGAAGGAGCGCTTCCTCCGCACGCAGCTCCGCATCCCGCTCGGCGAACCGGGCAGCGTGCATCTCCCCGAATGGGTCACGGTCGAGGAACTCGAGCAGCTCACCTCGGAGAAGCTCGTGCCGCGGATCGTGAAGGGGCGCACCGTGCGCGAATGGAAGACGATCCGCGAGCGGAACGAGGCGCTCGACTGCCGGATCTACGCGATGGCCGCGCTCTACCGCCTGGGGCCGCAGACAATCGCCCAACTGCCGGCGATGGTCGAATCGCTCCGGGCGAAAGGCGTCGCAACGCCGCCCGAACCCTCCGGATATGCCCCCAATGTCGTCCCGTTCCGGCCGCTGAAGGCGCCGAACTGGACGAATCGCTGGCGATAGTCGGCCACCCCGCGGGGGCTTGACGTAGCCCCGACGGGGCTAGTATTATACCCCACAGACTTCGAGGCGCCCACCAACGGCGCGGCAAGAGATCAGCGGCGGCGTGCCGCTCCCCTGTAGCGACGAGAGGGGAGGCTCGCCGCCGCCTCTTGCGTCGGAGCCCTTCGATTGCCGCCGATCATCCCGACCACGGAACCGAAAGTCCTCATTGCCGGCGATACGTGGCAATGGTATCGGAACCGTTCGGACTACACGCAGTTCCCGAACAGCGAAGGGTGGACGGCGCGCTACGATATCACGGGGCCGACGATCATCGCACTCACGGGCGTGTACCAGTCGGCAACGCAGCAGGATCTCTTCTCGGCGAGCGCGGCCACGACGGCGGCCTACGTCGCCGGCGACCACAACTGGGTGCTCCGCTTCGTCGGCAGCGGCACCTACGCCGGCCAGCTCTTCGCGGTCGCGAGCGGGCCGCTCCTCGTGCTCCCGAACTACGCGACCTCGAGCGCCGCCGTCTCGCACGCCGAGAAGGTGCTTGCGAGCATCGAGGCCGCGATCGAAGCGCGCACCTCGGGCGACATCGAGAGCTATTCAATCGCCGGCCGGGCCTTCACGAAGATCCCGATGGATCGGCTGCTCGCCATGCGCGGCATCTACCGGCACCTCGTCTTCCAGGAGCGCAATCCTGGCGCGAGCGGCCCCAAGTGGCAGATCGAGTTCAATGCCGCGAGCTAACCCCGTGACCGTCTTCTTCCGCCGGCTCCTCGGCGGCGCGAAGCAACTCGCGCAGCGGACGTACTACGCCGCGGCGCAGATGACGCGGCTCACGACCGACTGGGCGATGGCGACGCTCCGCTCGCCCGACATGGAAGCGAAGGTCGACCTCCGGATCCTTCGCACGCGCTCGCGGGCGCTCATTCGCGACGATGCGAACGCGAACGCCTTCGTCAAGGCGGCGCTCAACAACGTCGTCGGGCCGACCGGCATCAAGCTCCGGCCGCGGCATACGACGCTCGAGGGGCAGCCGTTCCCGAAGGCGAACGCGGCCATCGCCGCCGCCTGGAAGGAATGGAGCCGCGCCGAGTTCTGCACGATGAGCGGCCAGCTCACGCTCGTCGATGTCGCGAACCTCGCGCTCCGCACGACGATCATCGACGGCGAGTGTCTCATCCGCAAGATCGTCGGCGTGCCGAATAAGTTCGGGTTCGCGCTCCACTTCATCGACGCCGACCAACTCGACGAATACTACAACCGCTTCCCTGAGAAGGGCGAGAACGAGATCCGCATGGGCATCGAGATCGACGCCTATCAGCGGCCGGTCGCCTATCACATCTGGACGCGGCACCCCTCGGAGCTCACGCAGCGCGAGCGCGTGCGCGTGCCGGCGGACGAGATCATCCACCTCAAGGACGTCTGGCGCGCGAACGGCACCCGCGGCTTCCCGTGGATGGCGCCCGTCATGCTCCAGCTGCAGATGCTCCGCGGGCTGGTCGAGGGCGAGCTCGTCGCCTCACGCGCCTCGGCGAATAAGATGGGCTTCATCACCTTCGACCCCGAGAAGGGGGGCGCGTTCACGGTGCCCGCGGGGCAGAAGGCGCCGGAGAACCTCCTCTTCCAGCCCGACCAGGTCACGCCGGCGCTGGGGGGCGTCGACACCGTGACGATGGACGCCTCGCCGGGCAGCATCGAGTCCCTCGGCCCCGGGCAGTCCTTCGTCGAGTGGGATCCGAAGCATCCGAACGGCAACTTCGCCGAGTTCCAGCGCGCCATCCTGCACTACGTCGCCTCGGGACTCGGCGTTGCCTACGACACGATGACGGGCGACCTCCGCGAGGCGAACTACTCGAGCATGCGGCAGGGCGCCATCCGCGAGCGCGCGACGTGGCGCGGCATCCAGCAATGGTTCGCGGCGCACTTCTACCAGGCCGTCTACGAGGCGTGGCTCCCGAGCGCGCTCGTCGCCGGCGGCCTCGACCTCCCCTCGTTCAGCGTCGAGCGCTGGCGCGACGTCCAGTGGCAGCCGCGCGGATGGGATTGGGTCGACCCCTTCAAGGATCTCCAGGCCGATTCGCTCGCGGTCGCGATGGGCGTCACCTCGCGCGGCCGCCTCTGCGATGAGCGCGGCGACGATTTCGAGGAGATCCTCAACGACCTCGCCGAAGAGAAGGCGCTCGCCGAAGAATACGGCGTCACCCTCTCGCTCGATACGCGGCTCACCCAGACCCCTGACGCGGGAGGCTCGAACCCGAGCGCCGCCGATGAAGCGGATGCGGCAGCCGCCCCCACATCGGGCCAGAACGCGGCCCGCATCCTCGCCCTCACCCGGAAGGCCGCACATGGCTAACCCCCGCAAGCCGCCCGCCGCGCAGCCGCGCCTCGAGCCGTCGATCGCCTACCGCGAGGTGACGCTCGACTTCGACCGGAGCGCGTTCCTCGACCCCGGCACGAACGCCCACTCGATCCCGATCTCCATCTCGTCGGAGACGCCGGTCGAGCGCTACGACTTCTGGGACGACCAGAACTACCTCGAGGTCTTGGATCACAGCACGGACGCCGTCGACTTGAGCCTCGCCGGCCGCGGCCTGCCGTTCCTCGACGGCCACGACACGCGGCAGCAACTCGGCCTCGTGGAGAATGTCCGCGTGGATGCCGACCGCGTCATGCGCGGCGAGGTGCGGTTCTCGCAGCGCGCCGAAGCGCAGGCGCTCCGGCAGGACATGATCGAGGGCATCCGCACCAAGATCAGCGTCGGCTACAAGATCGACCCCCGCTCCGTCTCCAAGACCGCCGCGGCGGAAGGCACGCCGCACACGGTTCGCATCAGTCGCTGGACGCCGATGGAGGCGTCCAGCGTCGCCATACCCGCCGACCACTCGGTCGGCGTCGGCCGCGCGGCCGATTTCCCGCGCTTGTCCGCGATCCGTGAGGACGCGGGCGCCCCTTCTGCCACGGCGACGAAAGCCGAGGAGAACAAGATGTCCGAAGAGAAGAACGAGGCGCCCGTGAAGCAGGCGCCGGTCGCGGCGGTCGTGGGCCGCAGCGACGAACAGAGCGAGGGCCAGAAGATCGCCGCCCTCGCGAAGCAGTATGGGTTCGAGGGCCGCGTGGCCGACTGGACGCTCGGCGGCGCGACGCTCGACAAGGTGCGCCACGAGATCATGGACGCGCTCAAGGTGAAGAACGAAGAGCAGGCGAAGTCGGCGGCGGCCCCCGCGATCACGCTGACCGCGAAGGAGCGGAAGCACTACAACTGGGCGGCCGGCATCCTCGCGGCGGCCGACCGGCGCGAAGGCCGGAAGACGAACTCCTTCGAGCTCGAGGTCTCGGACGACCTCGAGAAGACGGCGCGGGAGCGCGGCCTGCCGATCAACGGCGGCGGCCTCATGGTGCCGATGGCGACCGACCCCGACACCGTGCGGGCGCACAACGCGATGCAGCACTTCACGCCGGGCCGGTTCGGCCAGCGTGCCGGCCTCGACTCGGCGACCAGCACCAAGGGCGCCGAGCTCAAGTTCACCGTGCCGGGCGAGTTCCTCCCGCTCCTGCGCGCGAACATGACGTCGTACCGCTCGGGCGCGGCGTACCTCTCCGGGCTCCAGGGGCCGGTCGCCTTCCCCGACCAGACGGCCGCGGGCACCGCGTCCTGGGTGGCTGAGAATCCGGGCTCGAACGTCGCCGACTCCAACCTCCTGCTCGGGCAGATCACGCTCGCGCCGAAGACGCTCCAGAGCTCGACCAGCTACTCCCGGCAGCTGCTCGCGCAGTCGGTGATCGACGCCGACGGCATGGTGCGGGCGGACCTGGCGGCGATCACCGCGATCGCGCTCGACAACGCCTGGTTCAACGGCACCGGCGCCAGCAACCAGCCGACGGGCATCCTCTCGACCGCCGGCATCGGGTCGGTGGCGCTCGGCACGAACGGCCTCACGCCGACCTACGCCAACCTCGTCGACCTCGAGACGACGGTGACGGCGGCGAATGCCGACCAGTTCCCGATGGCGTACTTCGTCCACCCGACCTCCCGCGGCACGTTCAAGAAGGCGACGCCGCTCTCCAACACGATCGGCACGCCGGTCTACGGGCCGCCCGGCGCTCCGGCGCTGACGGACCAGTTCCAGGCCTACAGCCGCGTCGAAGCCGAGATGAACGGCTACCCGACGTGGTGCAGCACGCAGATCCCGAACAACCTCACGAAGGGCACGTCGTCCGGCATCTGCTTGGCGATCCTCTTCGGTGCCCCGAGCCAGGCTGTCATCGGCGACTGGGGCATGTTCGAGATCATCGTCGATCCCTATTCCCTGAAGAAGCAGGGAATGATCGAGCTCACGTCGTTCGCAATGTTCGGCATCGCCGTCAAGTATCCCGCCGCGTTTGGCGCGATCAAGGATGCCCTGGCCTGATGCAGGCTGATCAGAAGGAAACGTCCGCGCGAGCTCGCGTCGCCCCGGAAGGGGCGGCGCGAGCCTGCGCGGATTGTTCGCAAGGTTTCAGATGGACAGGCGGCGCGCAGAAGCGTTGCCCGACGTGTCAGATGGCGCATGTCGCGTCAATGCGAAAGGGCTATCGTCGAACGTTTGGGATGCGCGTCCGTCTGCCAGGGAACGAGGCGTCGCGCGAAAAACTTCGCGCTCGCCAACGGAGGACGTACCAGAAGCACCGAGATGAGCGCAAGCAGGCGGCGAGGGAGGCGTATGCTGCCAATCGCGAGCGCGGGTTGGAAAATGCGGCCCGCTGGCGCCGAGAGAACCCCGAGCGCGCTGCAGCCGTTGCCCGCGTAGCCGGCCAGAGGCGCCGCGCACGTCTCGCCGGCGCGCTGGGGGATCTCTCCGACGCTGCCGTCCGCCGCCAATACGACATCCAGAACGGGGCTTGCTGGTGGTGCGACAACACACTCGTCGCATTTCACCGCGACCATCTCATTCCGATTTCCAAGGGCGGCACGCACGACGCCGCGAACCTCGTCGTCAGTTGCCCCACATGCAATCTCCGCAAGAACGCCAGGCTCCCGATGGAGTGGGCCGACATCCTTTACCGAGGCCGCCGAAGGGCCGCATAGCCATGTCCACTGCTCTTCAGCTCACCCCCCGCGAGGCGCGCGAGTATTCGATCGCCCGCGGCGTGCTCGAGGCGGCCAACGCCGTCCTCCAGAACCGCGAGCCCTCGGGGCTCGAGTTCGAGATCACGCAGGATCTCAAGCGCGGGATGCCCGACTACAAGGGCGGCCTGATCGTGCCGACCAGCACCCGCGCGGGCCTCGACACCGCGACCTCGACCAAGGGCGCGGAACTCAAGTTCCAGCAGCCGCTCCCCTGGCTCGATATGCTCCGCATCGAGTCGGTCGTGATGCGCGCCGGCGCCACCTTCATCGACAACCTGACGGGCGGCCCGGTGGCCTTCCCGCGCCTCACGACCCAGACGGCCCCCGTCTGGGCCGCGCAGAACCCGCTCGCCGACCAGGCGCAGAACGATCCCGTCTTCTCGCAGCCGACGGCGAACCCCAAGTCGCTGATGGCGAACACCTACTACTCGCGCCAGCTGCTCCGGCAGTCGGAGGTCGGTGGTGGGATCAACAGCGTGGACAAGATCGTCGCAATCGACATCGCCCGCGCGCACGCCGTCCTGGTGGACGGGGTGGCCGTCGGCGGCACGGGCGCCTCGAACCAGCCGACGGGCGTCGCGACGCAGTTGGCCGGCGCGGCCCTCATCGCCGCCGGCACGAACGGCGCGCAGCTCACCTGGGCGAACTACGTCGACATCGAGGCGGCCGCGGCGGCCGCGAACTCGTCCTTCGCCGACACCGATGACTCGGACGACGCGGTCAAGGTGGTGAACGCCTGGGTCACGACCCCGGCGATCCGCCAGCGGGCGCGGAAGACCGACCGCTCGGGCGCGACGTCGGGCTGGATGATCATGGGCGACGAGAACCGCACCAAGCTGATGGGCTCGCCGGTCTATGTCTCGGCTTCCGTGCCCTCGACCCTCACCAAGGGGACGTCGGTGGGGACGTGCCACGCGGTCGTCTACGGCCGCTGGTCGGACCTCTACGTCTGCCAGTGGGGGCCGGGCGTCGAGCTCGTCGTGGACCCCATGACCCTCAAGAAGCAGGGCGTCATCGCCGTCGCGAGCTACCACATGGTCGACATCGTGGTCGCGCGCGTCGGCTCCTTCTCGGGCTGCCTCGACGCGCTGCCGTAACCGGCGGCCCAACCCATTCCACCAAGGTGCTATGACCGCTCCCGTCGCCTACCCCGCCCCGAACGCCAAGCGCGCTCGGATCCGCATCACGATGCCCGTCCCCAGCGCCGGCGTGTTCTACGTCGAGCCGGGCGACGCGCCCAGCGAAGGCCGCGACCTCCTTCACGGCGAGGAACACGAGGTCGACGTCACCTTCGCCCGCCGGCTGATCGCGCAGAAGCGCGCCGTCCTCGCCGACGGCCATACCCTCGCGCCCGTCGGCCCGCTCACGAGCGAATCGGCCTCGGGCCGCCGGAAGTAAGGAGCCCCTCGCGTGACGCTCACCCAGGCGCAGATCGCCGCCGACATCACCAACGCCTTCGCGTTCGGGGATGGCACGGTGGCGATCACCTACGGATCGACCACGGTGCAGGGTTACTTCGATCGCTACGACGAAGGCAACCCGATGCCGGGCGCCGATCGCTCCGAGATCGGCCGCTGGTACGAGGTGCGGATTCCGACGGGGAGCCTGGGGGCGCTCACGCCCGAGACGCCGATCACCGTGAACGGCGTCGTGCTGCAGTTCGTCGAGGCCGTGAAGGATCGCGCGGACGGTCTCGTGACGATCCTCTACTGCCAGAGCGCCTGACGATGCTCGCCTCCGCGCTGGACGAGGTCTTCGCCGCGGTGCAGAGCGGCCTCCCGGCGGCGATCACCTCGATCGCGGCGAAGTACAGCATCACGCTCTCGGCCCCGGCGAGCTATCAGCGCTACTGGGGCTGGCGGACGCAGGAGTCGCGCACAAGCTGGCCGGCGGTGACCGTGAGCTGGGCCGACTCGGACGCGCAGCTCACGCGACCGTCGGCCGGCGTGCGGGACTCGCGGCATCGCGTGAAGGTCGCCTACGGCTTCCGCAGCAGCGTCACCGCCGACGTCGAGCGGCACGCGAAATACATCCCCGAGGCGATCCTGCTCTGGCTGGACTCGTTCCCGATCGCCACGCGGAGCGCGGGAAAAACGATTACCAAGATCGCCCCGCCGCTCGGGAACAAGATCGCGATCTCGCAGAGCATGGAGTCGGCGAAGGAGGACAACGTCTCGACGACGGTCTTCTACGTGAGCGACACCGTGGTCGAGTTCGAGGTCGAGGTGCGGGATCCCTCGCCCGCCGGCGGCGCGGTGGCGACCGCGACGGTCACGCCCAATCCCATCACGGGACTGAACCCGACGGCGACGCAGCAGCTCACGGTGACGCTCAAGGACGCGTCGAACAACGTCCTCGTCGGTCGCACGATCGCCTACGTCGCGGAGGATCCCACCATCTGCACGGTCAGCAGCGGCGGCCTCGTGACGGGCGTCGCTGGCGGCACGAAGAACGTCTACGTCCAGAGCGAGGGCATCACGGCGACCGTGCCGGTGACGGTGACGGGCGCGGCAGGCCTGCCGACCGCGATCAAGTACGTCGCGGGAGTCGACACGCTCGCGGGGGTCGGCTTCTCCGCGAACACGCGCGCCGGATCGGCCACCTACGTCGACGTGAACGGGATCCTCCGCACCGCCGGCGCGAATACCTGGCGCGAGGCCGATTACTGGGGCGGCCGCGCGCACCTGACCATCGAACCGGCCGAGACGAATCTCGTCACCCAGCACGTCCCCGACGGCACCTGGACGCTCACGGGCGCCTCGCTCTCGACGGGCCTCGCGAACGCGCCCGACGGCACTTCGACAGCGGTCAAACTCATCGCCGCAGTCGGCGCCGGCACGCATAAGATCGCGATGCCCGGCCTTCCCGCCGGCGGCGCGACGTCCTCGACGGCCTTCTACTCGGGCGGCGCGATCTTCGCGAAGGCTGCGGAGCAGACGAAGCTCGGCCTCAAGATCACGAACCAGGCGGGCGAGGTCGGCTATATGTACGTCGACCTCACGAACGGCAACGTCCTCTCGACGACCGGCTCGACGATCGCGGTGCCGAAGCGTTTCGTCAACCAACTCGGCGCGACGGGCTGGTATCGCATCGCGCAAGGGATTCGGAACGGCGTCGGCGCGGGCCAGTGGATCGCGGAGGTCTGGGGCGCGAGCGCCGACGCAGACAACGCGAGCTACACCGGCGACGGCACGAGCGGCGTCCTCATTTGGGGCGGCATGTTCGCCTTCAACGTCGCGCTCCCGGGCTCGCATATCTACACGACCGGCTCCCAGGTGAGTCGCGTCGCGGATAATCCGCCGAAGATCGCGGCCTGGGCGAACATCCCGAACATCGACAGCCCGATGACGATGTACTCGGACATCTGGGACTGGGGCGTCGGCCAATACGGCACCCTCATCGTCGGCGACGTTGCATCGGCGGCTCCCCGCTCATGGTCGACCGAGTGGTTCAATTACGGCTACTGGGCGCAGCTCGGTGTCTCGCCCGGCTTCGTCGTCTATGCGGCATGCAATAATAACAACACGAACTATCCGACAATCAACGGCGCGCGCTTCGAGATCGTCGAGGGCATCTCGGCCGAGCGATACCACTGGAGCGAGCTCTGGTATCGCGGCATGGGGAATACCGGCCCCTACGGGACTATCGACGCGCAGGGCGCGACGACGAACGAGATCGGAGCGCCGACGCCCGACTCGTGGTTCTCGACCGCGCTCACGATTGCTGCGGCGAATACGAGCGCGACGGTCGTCAACGGACGGCTCACGATTCACCGCTTCTACGTCCTGAACGGCGAGTATCGCCTCGTCGCGATTCAGGCCGCCTTCGGAGCGAACTGACGATGCCACAGTCGCCCGTCTTCATCGCGCCGACGATCCCCCAGCTGCCCTTCTGGGATCCCGACACGGGCCTCGCGACCACGATGCCCGACCCGAACTATCACGTCCTC